GAAATAATTATTTGAAGACTTATCCAATTATTAGAGATGCTCTGCTTAAAGGTGATGAAGTTTGGATCAATGTGATTGATTATGATCACAAACCAAAAGAAGATCACGATCAGAACAAAGACAAAGTGAAGATCGGTGGTGGCGTTTTCTGTCGAAAATGCAACGAAAAATTCACAATTATCTAATTTCACAATCAAAGCTGAGCTTGTGAAAAATAACAAGGAGGACAACAGTGGCAAAGAAATCACTCAAGGATTTTTATAAAGAGAATCCACACACAACAAAGAAGAGCTTTATGGATCGCGAAGAATACAAAGATCTAGTCGAAGAAGCTCTTGAGGGGATCAGAAATGGAATCCCAGCAACTATCACGACAAAATGGCTTATGTCTGAAGCTCCAGACATAGATGTGAAATTTCACACAATAAGACAAGGACTGCTTCATCGTGCCAAAGAAATCTCTTAAAAATTATAATCTCGACAATAATGTCGTTAAAGGTTCAGACAAGTCTGAAAAGGTCGCTGTCAAAGTTAAAGATGGCAAAGCAACTGCAACTCTGCCAGTAGGATCATCAGACATCAATGAAGTCTGGAAGATGCTTAAAGAAAGAGGATTTGATCCAGATCAATGGGAAATCCGAAGTCTGACTGTTAATCAATGGGAAGCTCCAGATGTCAATGGTGGCAAACGATTGATGGAACAGACAAAAGCAACACTTAAACAAAAACCACAGTTTTTGGGAGAGTTAATCAGTGTCATCGGATCTTTGGGGAGTCAAGGTTTCAGTCCTCAACCTAGACTCAAAGCGAAAAGCAAACCAGAGATGCTTGTTGTTCTGGGTGATCACCAATTGCCATTTGCAAATCAGAAACTAACTGAACTCTCCCATTCTTTCTTAAATGATATAAATCCAGATGGATTGATCTATATGGGAGATCTGATCGACTTTCCAAACCTTTCAAAGTTTGAAGCGAATCCAGATTTCACATCAACAGTCCAACAAGGGATCGATGGAGGATATAAAGTCCTCAATGATCTAAAGGAGGCATCTGGATTAAAGAAAGGATCAGAGATGATCTTTATTGAGGGCAATCACGAAGTCAGACTCAGAAGAGCTTTAATCAACAAACTCCCCCAGCTCTTTGGAATAAAGAAAGCTGATATGGGAGAAGATGAGAAATCAGTTCTTCATCTAGCTAACTTAATGAGATTTGATGATCTAGGTTGGACATATTGGGATGAACCATCAGATGTTTATCCTCATCCAGAATATGAGATTGTCAAAGGACTGTTTGCACGACATGGCAACTTTGTCCGAGCAAAAGCTGGAATGTCTGCACTTGCTAACTTGGATCGTGTTGATGGATCAATCATTCAAGGACACACTCATCGACTTGCTATAACTCATCACACAAGATGGACTGGGCAAGAGATGAACTTATATACAGCTATCGAAACTGGAACAATGGCAGATCTGAAAGGTTTGGGATATTCCAAACAACCAGACTGGCAAGGAGGATTTTTAACTCTTGTTGTCGATAGGAAGAAAAACACATTTCATCCAGAGCTTGTGATCTATAACAATGACACGATCACTTGGAGAGGATTCTTCTGGACTCACACGACTAAAGGAGTCAAGACAAATTATGAAAGCAACAGTTAATCTGAATCAAATCTTGCAAGGTGGTCTTGCTGGTTTAGTGGCTTGGTTATTTAAAACAGTTAATGATCTTCAGCAAGAAGTTGCAACATTAAAAGCACAAGTCAGTGCTTATCAAGATTCAATCAATGGATTTAATCAAAACTTAATGATCATTGAAGAAGTCATCAGAGAGATCTTATTTAAGGTAGGTGGATAGTGGATTGCTGTGGCAATGGTTGTTGCACTGGTGACAGATAATGATCCAAAAAATAAAAGATAATCTTGCAATCGTAGTGACTGCAATCACTTTGATGGGATCTATTGGAGCTGGGATTCAAAGTCTCAGTGCTGTCCTAACTACATTGAGCAACATTGATGAAAGAATGAATTCAATTGAATACAGCTTTGAAGAGCTTAGATCTGAAACAATGGTCTCAAATGATATTGCAACATTATATGAAAAGGTCTATCAGCTAGAACAAGTCAGCTATCAAGCTGATCAGTTCAGAGATCAGATAACTTATCTCAATGCTGAAGTCCAAAATTTAGACAAAAGACTGAATGATCTGGAATGGAAAGTTGATGACTTCCAAAACAGATATATCTCTGATCTAAATAATCCATCTCAAGATTCTCAAGAATATGAATTGATGAAATGGGAATGGCAAGACCTATTGAAGAAAGTCACGACTTTGGAGAATAATCAACTCGAGAGCTGGGAGTTCGATAACTTAAGAGATCGAATTGCTTATCTTGAGGCTTATTCCCATCAACATTAAGGAGAAAATAATGTTTAAAGAAATAGATTTTAAAGATCTAGCTGAAAGGTGCATTGCCACTTTTCTTGAAACATTTTTAGCTATGATCACAGCTCAAGCAATGACTGGTGGAGACAATGATCTCTTGCAGTCTGCTTTTGTCGGTGGTCTTGCAAGTGTTTTATCTTTATTAAAAACAGTTGTTAAAAACTACAATGTCAAGAAATAGCGATCCAAACAATTTCACTCAGAAAGAGATGTTAATTATGATCTTGGATCGGCTCG